TACATCAAGAATATAAACAAGTGGAATGCGGCAGAAGAATATGCCAAGGACAGGGGTTGGAAGTTTGAGATATGGACTGAGAAGAAAGAACCCCTGAAATCCATTATACCCAAATCAACAAAACCATTAAAACCAATAAAACCTTACAAACGTCGTAAAAAATAGTATAAATACAACTATGAGTACACAAAACATATTCGATAAATTATCGAGAGAGGCGTTTCGTGCAGGAATAAATCCACGCACCAAGGAATCACGTAAGTGGTTTCGTCAACGTGCGAAGGATTTACGTGATATCAAACCAAGACAGTTACTACAACAAGCACCACTTGAACAGGGTGACGAAAGAATTATTGGTTCGATGCAGATGTTTTTCTATGACCCCAAGACAAAGGCAACCTTACCTTACTATGATAAGTTCCCTTTGGTTGTTGTGGTACAACCTGCCCCGAAGGGTTTCTATGGATTGAACCTTCACTACTTACCTCCTGTGTTACGTGCAAAAATGTTAGATTCTTTGATGGGTGTTGCGACAAGTAAGAAGTCCGCCAACGCAAAGTTCGAGATTACATATCAGAGACTCAAGGGTATGAGTGAAATGAAATACTTCAAACCGTGTTTCAAACACTATCTCACCTCACACGTAAGAAGTCAGTTTGCAACAGTTCCCGCACCCGAATGGGAGATTGCAACCTTTCTCCCTGTCGCACAATTTGAGAAAATACCTAACCCACTCACTGCATACAAAGATTCAAGGGCAATTTTGGCAGGTATCTCAACAAAAGTTGGTGGTACACTTGACTAGGAGTAATAAAAAATGGTAGCGAATATAGATAAGTTCCTTTCAGAAATCGGTCACGGTGGTGGAATGGCTATGGGTAGTATGTTCAAAGTCAAACTACCCGACTTAGGAACAGGTTACGCACAGACAATGGAAATTATGTGTACGGGTGTAAACTTGCCTGGCAGACAAATAAAAACAGTAGAAGACCAGACAGGTGTGAGACAGAGAAAAGTTGGGTATGGGTATGCATTAGAGGATGTTGCTATGACCTTCTATCTCCTGAATGATTATAGTGCAAGGACTTACTTCGAGGCATGGCAAAATAAAATATTCAATCAAACGACAAAGACTATGGGATATCATAAAGACTATGTTCATGATGTCACCATATCACAAATAAGAAAAGGCGTATCGTTCCCAGTGGCAAGAAAGAAACTTTTTGATGCGGGTAAGATACCTTCAAGTATAAGAGGTAGGTTACCAAAACTGGGCCCTCTTGATTTTGCACAAGGAGAATTTGACCTTGACGCCATTACACCTGATGATATTGTCTATGAGTGTAAGTTGATAGATGCATTCCCAACAACACTGTCTGCAATCCAAATGAAAGCAGACGCAAACCTTTTAGAAGTTACGGTTTCTTTGGCATATACCAATTGGGAAGGTACAACAAAGAAAATCACTGCAAGTCAACTCGGAGTTGGTTTGGCGGGTGGAGTACTACAGTTCGCTCGTGGACTTCTTTAATTTTATTATAAATAAACTATATTATAACACACGGAGAAAATAATATTATGGCACTACCTATTTTAAATGAAACCATCAAGTATGATTTGATAATCCCTTCAACCAAACAGGCGATTACTTACAGACCATATCTTGTAAAAGAAGAGAAAGTTCTTCTTCAGGCATTTGAGTCTAATGACAGAAAAATACAGATGAGGGCAATGGTAGACATTGTAACCGCCTGTGTAACTGAACATGTAAACGGAGACACACTTACAACTTTTGATATTGAATATATCTTTACACGATTACGTGCGAAGTCAGTTGGTGAATCCTCTACCTTGGAACTAACATGTGGTTCAGATGATTGCGAAGCGAGGTCAGAATATGTTGTTGACCTAGCATCACTTGAAGTACAACAAGATAAAGAAATAAGTAATATAATAAAACTTACGGATACAATAGAACTAGAATTGAAATATCCGTCTTATACATCATTCGTCGATAACTATAAAGAAAATATGTCAGAATCAAGTTTCGGTATGATGATGGTTGAAGAATGTATTTTATCTGTAAACACACCAGATGAAAGAATAACAGAATGGACAAAGGAAGAAATGGAATCGTTTATTGACTCGATGACAAGTAATCAATTTTCATCAGTAGGCGCATTTCTAAATAATCAACCTGTACTAAGACAGGAGGCAGAATATAAATGCGTCGCCTGTGGAACAGAAAACAAAGTAAAACTGGAGGGTCTTCAAGATTTTTTTTAGTATGCCTCGCGCACGACAATTTGGTTAGTCATTTCAAAACCAACTTCGCACTAATGCAACATCATAATTATTCTTTATCTGATTTAGAAAATATGATACCTTGGGAAAGAGAAGTTTATTTGACATTACTCGCAGACCATCTCGAAAAAGAGGCAGAAGAGAACAAGAAGCACAACAATAATTTTTAGGGTATCTCAATGGCACTTGGAACAGTAACAGAAGAATTAAATGACCTCAAGGCGGTAGAACTGCGGATTGAGAGTACAGGTAAACAGGGTGTTTCTTTACAACAGAAACAACTATCAATGTTTACTGATTTCTTTGAACAGATGAGATTGGATGCCTTGAAACGTCAAGAGGCAGAAGACGAAGCCAAAAAGAAAGCAGCACTTGCCCTAAAGACCGCTCAAAAAGATAAGAAGGGTAAAAAGGATAAAGATAAGGGTGGTTTCCTCTTTGGACTCCCCGTGTTATTCGGAGGGTTTTTTGCCAAACTTGGTGAGATTGGTAGTAGATTAATTAATGCTATGAAAAATTTTAGAGTCAATCTCAAAAATCTTTTCAGTAAAAAGGGTCTTGGTAAATTTGGTACAAGGGTTGGTAAAATTCTTTTTGGTACAAGAGGTTTCGTAGTAATACAAGAGGGTCTCAAGTTCATTGGGAACATGTTCAAGTTCTACAAAAACTTATATAAAGGTATAACTAAAGGGTTGATTGGAATTGCAAAGAATTTAACGAGTGTCCCTAAAACCTCAAGACTTGGGGTATTCCTCACAAGTTTTGCTGCGTTGATAAAACGGATGAAAGTCATCGCCCCTCTAATGGTAAAAACGGGTGTGGAGGTTGCCAAACTCAAGATGCTTCCGCTAATGACCAAGATTAGGTCACTGGTTAGTTTTCTAGGTAATCTTGCCAAGTTACCATTCACAAAATTAGCTTCGCTGCCGAAGGTTGCAAAAGCCATTGCAATAGTGCAATTTGTGTCAGGGATTTTTGGCAATATTGCCAAAGCAGCACCGTCAATTATAAAAAATAGTAAGGGAGTTACATCAGGCGTTGCAGCAATTCCAAAAGTTCTGGGAGCAATAAAAGGTGTTGTAGGGATTATGATTAAACCTTTTCAACTTGCCTTTGACTCACTAAGAGCTATAGGGACAAGGTTCGCTGGCATGGCGAAAACTGTTGCGGAGGGTTCTAAATCAGCTGGTAAAGTTGGAGGTCTTCTTGGAACGGTCTTCAAATTTATGAGAGGGTTCGGTGGAAAATTATTATCCTTCTTCCCACCAATAAGAATTGCATTGAATATATTTGAAACTATCAAAGGTGCTTTAGATGGATTCAAGGCGTTCAGTGGTGGTAGTATGTTTGAGAAAATTATAGGTGGTCTTACAGGCGCACTCGGTGGTTTGTTAGTTGGTACTGTAGGTATCCTTGCAGATTTCGCGAAGAATATCATATCTTGGTTATTGAGAAAAGTAGGACTTGGTGGAATTGCTGACATGTTAGATAGTTTCAGTTTTGTTCATATCATTCAAGACTTCTTTGCAGGAATGGCAACGTTCATTACAGATGTGTTTTCAAACCTCTTTGCAGGATTTCAAGATGGGATTGTCCCAGGCATAGCGGGAATTATGGCAAGTATGACAAGGTATCTGAAGAAACTTCTTATGTTACCTGTCGCTTTGGTTGCGGGTGGTGTAGGTGCATTGGCAAACCTCTTCAGTAAGAAAGGCCCAAAACAGGGTTTCATGGATGCCTTCGGAAAAGTTTTCAACCTTGGTGATGACCAGTTGATGACAAAGGCACAAAAGGAAAATATGTATGGTAAGGGTGGTACAAGAGCAAACCCAATGGAAGGTAGTAGAAAAGCCCGTGCGCAGGCAAGAGCATTAGAAACAGAGAGAAAAAGAACAGAAAAAGCGGAGAAGAAATTAGCTGAAAAAACAGCGGCAACTACCGATAAGTCTACGAATATTACCGATTCATCAGGAGGAACAACTCCTGCTGTTGTCAACAACATTATTACTCAGGATAGTAATAATATATCTAACACCGATGCAAGCACGAGTACTACTAGCATGGGAGGTAGTGGGACTCCGTTGACACATCAAGCTAATGACCGATTCTTCATGCATAATGGTGGCTATGGTTATAACGCATTTATGGTTTGATAAAAAAAGGGAGACCCGAAAGTCTCCCCTTAGTCCTAATCCTCTGCCGCGAGTTTCGCGAAGTAGGATAATGTATCATCATCACCAGACGATGCCATCGCGACCTGTGGTTGAGGTGCAGATGGAATCACTTGAGGTTCAACTGACCTAGACCCAACAGTCTCAGCAGTTTGTTGTAATGATTCATTCTTCATAGTAGAACCAGAACCAGTCGCCTGACCTAACACAACTTCAAGTCGTGCCTTCAAGTCATCATAAGACTTGTATGATGATGGGTCAGTAAACT